AAACGGTACTCTTGTTAATGCTGGTACGTCTATTGGTGTAGTGAGGAAGTAAAGATGATTAAATTATTCAGAGATGACGAAGCAAAAAGTATATTTATTGAAGATAATGTGGGCGCACAGTTCCCTAACTCATTGCAGGCTATAAAAAACACAGATGACACTATTTCTGTAATAGACTTAGCTAGGTCTATAGAAATAGTTTCTAACGAGTTATTTAGTGAGTTTGTAAATGAGTTTGGCGGTCAGTACGGGCAAGATCCAGATGAAACGGTTAACGCTTTAAATACTGAGTTTACAGCAACAGGTACATCAACCAACTTACCACCAGTTATTACTAGCCCGCTAGGTATTTCATTAACTCAAGGCGAAACGCTTAACTATGAGTTAACGGCAGATTACGGCGTGGGCTATGAGTGGGATTTATCAGGCGTGCCCGGTGTAACTACTGTTGACGGAAACCCAAGAAAACTAATAGGCGGATCAAGCTTAACAACAGGCGAGTATGCTATTCCAGCAAGAGCTATAAATTACAATGGCCAAGATACTCAGATTATAGAATTAAGTATCGGAACGCCACCATTTTCTAACACTAAAAGCGTACAATTTAACAATAATGATTATCTAATAGGTAACGCCGGCGTGTTGCAAAACACACTAGGTAGACCTGGCAATGGCTCTGGTTTGTCTGATGCTTGGTCTATATCTTTCTTTTTTAAGCCAGGCACCGCTACAAATGCTTCTCAAACTATTTTTTATTATGGCGCTCAAGATATTGCTAACGGGGCTTATATCCAAGTCAAGTATGTTGGTACAGCTAGTACAGGTAAAAAAATTGAATTTAGATACGGTAGCAACAACAACCTAATAAAGTTAAACACTGCCGCTGACAGTTTAACTGTTGGTCAGTGGCATCATGTATTAGTGACATATAATGGCGGCACAACCGGCGCTTCAAGCGGTGAAATAAACGATTACTATTCACGTTTTAAGATATTTATTGACGGTAGCCAAGCGACAACAACGAACACTAATAACAACTTTGGCACAACAATGGCTTTAACAGGTCAAAACTTGCGCGTAGGTAGATTCAATAATGGTCAGTCACTAAGAAATAACTCTAAGATTGATGAGCTAGCTGTATTTAACGATGATGTTAGCTCTGATATATCTAATATTTACAATGGCGGCATTCCTGTTGATTTAATGAATCTATCAACACAGCCTGAACATTGGTGGAGAATGGGTGACGGTGACTCCTTCCCATATTTATTCGATGTTGGCTTTCAAGCTAACTGTATTTTAGTCATGCAGAATATGACAGCTGCCGATATTGTTAACGATACACCACAGTAAGGGGTTGCCAATGTCATTAGAAATATATAGCACACAAATAATAGAAGGTGAGCATTTAACTTTACCTATAAAATGGACTGTTAAAGAAACTGGCGCACCTATTGACCTAACAGGATCAACGATAGAGTTTGAAGCTAAGGATGATAGCTATAACATGCTGGCTATCATTACAAACGCTGTTGAGGGGGAATATAATTTTAGACTACAGTCAGTTGCTACTGCTGGCAAGGTGACAAAAGGCGGCGAGATTAACCTTGACTACCTTGTTAAGCATACCAATTCAACAGGCGAGGTTAATTACATTTACAGGATTAAAGTAAAAGTGGTTGGCGCTCATGACTGATATAAACACTATAACCACAATAACAACTGATGACGGTGAGACGGTAATTGAGAGAAAAGCCGTTGAAGTTGTACAGATAGCAACTCAAGGCGCACAAGGCGCAAAGGGTGAAAAGGGCGATAACTTTGAGTTTACCGGCGGAGAAGCTGGGCAAGCTTGGGCTGTATTGCCGTCAGGTGAGTATGGTTTTGATGATGTACGCAGGCCAGACAGGGTAAAGGTCGCATTTATCAATGAAGATTCTATTGAGGCGGCTTACACGGAAGAGTTTGCGGCTAGGGTTTATATTTTAGACACTAAAGATATAACAGGTCACACTTTAACCGTAGTTATAGATGGTGAGAATTATAATTATGTTTCTGTAGGCATGGTAAAAATAAACTCTTCTAACCAGTGGGACACTCAATCAAAAAGAATGGGTTTTTTACATGGTGCTAATTACATAGTGTTTGATGAAACTGTTAGTTCTTGGGTTCATGGTGAGCTAGGCGACCACAGCACAGGACACAGAAGCACTAGCAACAAGGATGTTTTATCTTCTAGCGGCATTATGCCTAACTCATACGGAAATATTGATATTGACATAAATTATGATTCGATAGAGTCAAAGCACTTTAGTCTTTGTGATCCTAAAGTTGAACATTTTACGGATGAAAACGTAATACAAGTAAGCTTCTCTGGCGTACCGCAAGTGGGCTTTATTATTTTATAAAATGAGGAAATGAAAATGGCTAAACAAATATTTAGATCCCAAGACCTTAACGGTCAAAGTATCAGCGAAGTTAACTCGATTGAATTACTTAATGACGCATCACAAGCAAGTGAAGCTGTTAGATTAAGTCAATCGCAACAGATTTCAGCGGATGCAGTACAGGCAAAGCTAGTTAGTGACGCAAGCAACGCAAGCACAGACACAGCTTTTACTTCTGCTACCATGACAGGCTTTTTATCTGGTAAGCAAGACAACATGGAGATTGATGCGGCTTCTTCTGCTTATTTGGCAATTGAGGACGGATACAAAATTAAAGTTAAACAGCTTTTGATTACTGATGTAAAAGTAGACGTTACACACGGCACATTAACAGAATATTTAAACGCTAACAGCGGCGACACAAAACAAGAGGGTGACATTATCATCTTGAACGCTGCTATTGACAATCAAGAACGTAGCTGGATTAAAACAGGCTCAGCAAGTCAAGGCGTTGACGGCTACACTCGATTACAAACTGATTACAATGTAAGCTCTATTCGTGCAATGTTTAGTGCTGGTGGCTTTTTAAATTATAGTGCTAATACTGGGCAATATGAGGTTAATCTTGGTACTGATTCAGCAGAATTAGGCGGGCAGACATTACCACACGGCGCAACATTTACAACAATAGCTCCTGCAAGTAACACAGCGTCAGCACTTGAAAAGTTAGAGGTTTTGATTAACGCAGTTGAAGAAGCTGGCGCAGATGGCACATCAGCAGTAACAACTCGCATAAACAACCTTACAGGCGTTAACGGTGCTAACCTTGGCTCATTTGGTGGTAGATTACCAAACGATTCAAGCGTTAAACAGGTTTTGAGTGCTGTAGAATCTGATCTAACTCAGCAAGAAAGCAACTTGAATACAGAAGCAACACTTCGGAGTGATGCTGATACTGCTATAAATACTCGTATCGATAACGAAGTTACAGATAGACAGAACGCTGACACAGCAGTAACGCAAGCAAGCATAAACAGAGATAACACCTTACAAAGCAATATAGATTCTACAAACCTGGCTTTGACAAACGAGACAAGCAGAGCGGTTGCCGCTGAAAATGCCTTAGATAGTAGGCTTAATATTGCAGAAGGCAGCTCAACAACTACCGGCTCTATTGCCAAAGCACAAGCAGATGCGCAGCTATTTGCTGAATCCGCTGTCGCTAGTGAGGCGGCTATTCGTGGCGCTGTTGACTCAAACCTACAAATGCAAATTGACTCTATTAGTGCAGCGTTTTTATATAAAGGCTATGTTAACGCGGAAGGTCGAATTGTGCATATTGACCCATTCCACGCTAACCACAACGTTTTATTTGAAAGCGCCACATTGTTTAACGGTGACTTCTATAAAGTTAATGCTGATATAACCATTACTTTTGGTGACACCTCCACTATTGAAGTCAACACGGGTGACGGTTTACTTGCTATTAATGATGTTGCTTCTGGTAGCTCAAGCGCTAGCGATATTCATAAAACAGATAACACGGAATCTGCCGACCTTATTCGAGAAGGTATGCTAGACGATACCACTATTGAGAAAGCTGGCGGCGTGGTTAAGGTTGTTAATGATTCAATTGGGCGCACTCAATTAGCAGCTGACGTTGAAACAGGTATTGACAACAAAGTTTTAAAAGCTGGCGATACTATGACCGGGGCGCTAAAAATTGACAAGACCGTGACGGCTGGTACTGGCTTCACTGGTGGATATGATTATTCTGCCCACTTTAAAATGAAGTCAATCGATACTGACTCACTAACTGATACACAACGAGCGCTATTAGTTGAGAATGAAGTCTACACTGGTGGTAGTGGCAACCCGCTTGATTTGGATTACGCTAACGCAGCTACAATCACATCACACTACAAAGGGTCATCAAATGACATGACTGTCGCAGTAGTTGGTTTGAATGGTGAAGGTAGAGTATTGAATGCTGCTGCCGCTGTATACGCCACAGGCTCTTACGGTGTCGCTACTGATGCGCAATTAGGTGTTAATGCTGGCGGTACTTTTGTGGCTCAGAATGCGGCAACGGCTAACCTTGGTATTTTTGGTTTCTCTGATACTGCGGGCGCACTTAACAACCGTGCTGCTTACTTTGCTTTATCAACTGATGCTTTAGACTTTGATTCTTATCGTGTAGCTCGTGTTGCTTCACCTTTGCCGGTTCAAGATGCTGCTGTAATTATTGATGATTACACAGGCGTAAAGCATGCTTTATTTGTTAACGGAAAATCAGAGTTCCAAGGTAAAGTAATCGTACCAAGCTCGACCGCTGACAATGAAGCTATTAATGGCGCAGACATCAAAGCTAAACAGAAGATTTATCAATTTGATTTATCTGATGGTGTAGCCAAGGTTATTTCAACGCCTGCTGCTATTGATCTTGATAAAGTAATCTGGCGAGTAGTTGATAACTATACTGATGTTGATCTAAGTGTTGTGCTTGATGACAATCAAAAAGAAATCACAGTAACGGCAACTGGCGGTAACTTGTCAGACGTTAAGTTATTAATACAAGAGCTAAGTTGTGATGTTGAAAGCGTTTAACTAGCATAAAAGTTAAAAGCCTTGCTATTATACAGGGCTTTTTTATTTATTTACCATTTATCAATTTAATGTTTGCAAAAATTATAATAGGACAAATACAAAACCCATAAAGAAAGTATGCAGCAAAGCTTTCAACTTTCATTATTTCCATTGCTACCCCTACAAAAATCAAAATAAAAAACGCTATAATATTCATTATTTTCCCTCGTAAATTTTCTGTTTTAACGAGTAATATTTGTCAACTAAATCACAGTATTTATTATTCAGATTTATATACTTATCTAGCGGCAATATAACAATCTCTTGTTGCTCATCTTCCCCTGTATTAGTTGTGATAAGAATAGGCTCTTTTACTTCTTCACAATGGCTTAGTATTTTTCGCATGTTCTTTCGAAAATATGTACTGTTATGCTTTTGCATGGTATTCCTTAATTAATTAATGTGTACATAATGTATTACATGAAGCTGTACGTAGTCAAGCTAACTTTTAAAATTAATTGTGTATGTTATAATCAGGTAAATTACAAAGAGGTTTTATCATGGCGTTAACAGTAGAAGATGGAACGGTTGTTCCTAATGCAGATTCATTTTTAAACCTAGTTGATGCTAGAGCACTGGCTAGCAACTATGGTATTACTTTGCCTGTTGATGATACGGAAGCAGAGATTACCTTGCGCAATGGTTATCTATTCTTATTGACGGAAGAAAGAAACCTACAAGGCTCAAGAGTTAGTGCGGAGCAAACGGGTATATTCCCACGCAAAGACGTATTACAAAACTGTTTTGAGTTACCTAGCGATATTATCCCGCAAGAAGTTAAAATGGCTCAGTTGTACGCTGCTGACGCAATAAACAACGGCGCATCTACTAACAACATAGATGATGGTCAAAGACTTAAAAGCTTTAATGTTGACGGCGTTTACTCTGAAACTTATCAAGACGGCTCAAGCGAGTCAACAAACGCAAATATCCAAGGCGTTGAAAACTCATTATTCCCATTTACTAAAGCTGGTTTATCTGCTGCTAATTGTGGTGGTGTTGGTGGTTTTGGTGAGCTTAATGCAAATAACAACGGGTTTTTAGCGTAATGACTAGCGCATATATACAGGGCAGAATCAAACGAGGCTTAGCAAAGGCTATTAATAAAACTGGCTCGCCTAGTATTGATAAAGTTTACCTGATGCAAAAAACCGTTGTAGGTGGTGACACTCCGCTTGATACGCCAACAGTAACTGTAACGCCTGTTTTATTAGTTGACGCGATATTTAAAAGCTACGACAAAGAATTAATAGGCGGTAATATTGTAGCCGGTGATAGAGAGCTTGTTAGCAACAACAATGTTGAAATACAAACAGGCAATATTATCAAGCAAGGTGATGACGAGTTCATTGTTATAGATGTTCGCGTCAAAGCGCCTACAAGTGATGTTTTATGTTATATCGCACAGGTGAGGCAGCAATAATGCCATTAAGAGGCTTAAAGGGCGTTAAAATAGCTATTGACCAATTAGAGCAAGGTGCTAATGACAATGTTCGCGGTGTTTATCTTGCTGGCCTTAAAAACATAGTACAAGAAACACCAGCCGACACAGGCAGGGCAAGAAATAATTGGTTTTTATCAGTTGGCGCACCATCAAACAAAACAACAACGAGCGAAAGTGTTGGCGGTGGCGCTTCTTTAAGCCAAGCAAGTAAGCTACCTAAAGATGTATTAGGCAAGAAAATATATTTTACTAATAACCTGCCTTATATTGGTGTATTAGAATATGGTGGATTCCCTAAACCTGTTAAAAAAGGTAGTAAGGTAAACGGAAGATACCAAAAGTTATCAAGAAACGGTTTTAGCTTACAGGCTCCAAAAGGCTGGGTTAGAATAAACCTTAAACGTATGCAAAGCATGATCAAGAAATTATGAGCCAATTAAATACAAAACAAGCTTTTATAAGTCACTTAATAAACAACTTGCCAACAGGCGTAACTGTTAATGATGTTGCTTTTGAGAATAAAAAGTTTAACCCAAAAGGTAAAGGTTTATGGTTAGCTGCTTATTACATACCGGCAACAAGCGACATGATGGGCAAATCTACAACTGACAGAGACGAAGAGCGCGGATTGTATCAAGTCAGTGTGTTTGTGCCACTAAATAGCGATAACTATGATAACGTTCAATTGCAGGCTATAGATGAACTCAAAAGCGCATTTAGCTATAATACAGAATTGGTGTATAATGACCAAATAGTCAGCGTTTTAGATAGCGAAACTAACGCAGGCGTAGAAAGCGAGTCATGGTTTCAACGTGACCTAACAATTAATT